TATGTTTACATATGGACATGCGGTATTTGAAAAAGTTTTTGAAGTGAAAGATAATTATTTGTGTTGGAAAAAATTTGCACCAAGGCCACAGTCGACATTGTATGACTTTATGTACGATAAGGTCGGGAATCTTACTGATGTAGAACAATGGGTATATCAGCCAAGCTATAGGCGCGTCAAAATGCCAAAAGAAAAAATATTGATATTTACTCATGACATGAAACAAGGGGACTATAGGGGACGTAGCATTTTAAGAACTGCGTATAAGCATTGGTCAATAAAAGATTTTCTGTATAAAATAACAAATATTGGAATAGAAAGAAATTTTGTTGGTACCCCAATTATTACGCTTCCACAAAATTATAGCGAAGATGATTATGCAAGAGCTAAAAAAATAGTAACAGACTTGAGGTCTAATCAGTATGGCGGGATTACACTACCTGAAGGTTTTTTATTAGAACTTTTTGAAGGCAAGCGCACAATGACAGACGTGTTACCATACATAGAACATCAAGACTTATTGATTTCTAGGAGCATTCTGGCTCAATTTATGAATTTGGGCTCAAATAGTGCCGGTAGTTTTGCGTTATCGCAGAATCAGACAGATCTATTTTTGATGATGCTTGGGGCTATAGCTAAGTATATTGCTAATGTAATTAATACTCATGCTATACCGCAGTTGATTGAATTTAACTTTAATAGTGGTTTGTACCCTAAGTTATGCTTTAAACCGCTCGGAAACAACAAAATACTTGAAACGTTAAAATTAATGGTGGATGGCAAACTGATTGTACCTGATAAAGATTTAGAGGACTGGCTACGGGATATGATGGAACTCCCTGAAAAAAGCAAAGAGGCGGAAGGATATATTGATTCGTTTGCCGGCAAAGGAGAAGACTATGGTTCTAAAAATGCTAAAGAAAATTCGCTTGAAGACAAAGATAATATTGACAAAGATAAAACAGATGAGAACAAAGATGAAGAAGTCCTAGAAAAAGAAAAAGAAATAGGCGAAAATAAGCAAGAAAATAATAAAGACGAAAAAATTAAAAAAATGTCTGAACCTGCAAGCTTTCTAAATATAGAAAAAGACTTTGATAAATTAGAGCATAGTTTTTTTAATGAAGCCAAAATTATAATAGAAAAACAGATAAGAGATTTAGCAAAAAAAGCTAAAAGTGTCAAGCTTAGTGAAATATCTACCATACAGGTAGGATATAAGGGCGCAATGACAAATTTTGTTATAGAAGCATTTAAAGATGCTTTTGATAAAGGCGTTAAGCAAGTGCAAAAAGAAATTAATACGGATTTTGAGCCTGAGTTAAACAATGATATACTTAAAGCAAAAGCAAGTATAGTTGCAAATAATATGTCCGAAAGAATTAAAACTAGATTTTTGTCTGAATATCTCATAAACAAAGACCTTGGTGATACAGAAAAAATAACAAAAAAAATACTTAAAAACATTAAAATATAGGTGATATATGATTTACGATGATATAATAACAGATCAATTGTCAAATGTTGCAAATATGGTTAATTTAGGTAGAGACAGAACAGCTATAAATAGTTGTAAAAAAGCTGAATACTATGCAATCCTTGATAAGCGAACATGTCCATTATGCGAAGAATTGAATGGCAGTGTTGTCGAGGTAGGAAGCTCTGAACATCAAACTCATATGCCGCCAATCCATAATCGTTGTCGTTGCATATGGGTATATTATGATGAACAAGAGACAAATCAACCGCAATATCAGTGGAATAATATTGATGAAGAACTAATATTACAGCACGGATATTTAGTCGGTAAAAATTATATTCCGACCGAGGATGAAATATTAGGAAATATTATTAAAGAAATAATAGAAAGCACTCAAAAAGAAAAGGAGTGATTAAATGACGTTAAGAAGAATAGACGGTGATTACGTAAAAAGTCCTTGCGGCAGTTCAAGCGTAACCATAACAAGACCGGACAATACAACAGCCTATACAGCTGGCGACGTGTTCGGTACTAGTCCGGCAACAAATATTGAGTTTGAAAATGTTTTGCAAGCCGCTGGCGAACATTATTATATAACCGATGCAAAAATAGAAGTTATTTTAGATGCTGTGCCTGCAAATATGAGTACTTTTACATTACATTTATATAGTTCTGCTCCGACCGCTATAATCGATAATAGTGCATGGACGTTATTGGCAGCAGATGGCTCAAAGTATTTAGGATCAATAGTGTTTACAGTTCCGGCAGATTTGGGGACGACGTTAATCAGGTGGGAAACTAATATTAACATCAAAAGAAAACTAGCCTCAGGAAGTGCAAGCGTTTACGGACAATTAGTTACAAATGGCAATTATACGCCTACGTCTGGACAAGTTATTAAATTACAATTGGAGACGATATCAGCATGATTAATTCAAAAAGAATAAGATTAATGATAGCTTTAATTGAATTATTGGATTCTAATAATAATTTTTTATTAACTTCTGATAATGACTATATAATAGCAAAGAGGTGATTTTTTTGAGTAATTATAAATTAAATTATACAGGCGCAGAAATTAATACTAAGCTTGGTTATGTAACACAAAATATGGCAGTTGGTGCAAGTCCTACGCTTATAGGGCTTACATTAAGCGGATTAACAGCTAATAGATTGTTGGCTTCAGGTAGTAATAAAAATATAATAAGTTCTATTTCTTATTATAATGGAGGAACAAATAATTTAATACTTGGCAATACTCCTGCAAGTATAAGTGGAAGTTATAATATGGGTATAGGTCAGAATATATTTACATCTTTAACTAGTGGTTATGGAAATATGGGTGCTGGATGGAATGCTTTAATTTCGATAACTACGTCAGAGTATAACACTGCTTGGGGTTATTCTTCATTAAGATATATAACAACAGCATACAACACTGCTATTGGTTCTGATTCAGGAAGATATTATGGCTATTCAACAGATCAAAACGTCACCAGTAGTTCTAGCACGTACTTAGGTGCATTAACTCGTGCAGGAACAGATGGTAATACTAATGAAACAGTAGTAGGATTTAATAGTATCGGTAACGGTTCAAATACCGTTACATTAGGAAACAGTTCTGTAACTTCTTGGTATATGGGAAGTACCAAGATAATAAATCAAGCTGTGACTACGACTTCTAGTCCAATATTTGCAGGATATACAATAACAGGTGGAGTAAATTTTTCAGGAGCAATAACAAATCTAACAATAGTTAATGGCCAGATTACTGCCGCGAGCTAAAAAATAATACAAAAAAAAGGAATAAAAAAACATGAAAATAAACTTAAAAGAATTAAAATACAACATATTAGACTCATTAAGAGATTTAGGAAATAATAACAATTTTTTAAAATTTGATATGAAACAAGCAAGAAACTTATTGCAAACAATTAAAATTATAGAAAAAGAATATAATGAATTTGAAGAATTGCAAAATAAAATTGTTGAATCAAATGGAGAAAGAGACAAGAAAAATAATTTAATTTTTCAAGAAAATAATGGGTTGAAATCTGTAAGCATTAAAAAAGATAAAATAAAAGAAACGCAGCAAAAAATCGAAGAAGCGAAAGATAAAGAATTTGAAGTAAATTTTGAGCCTATAAGCTATAAATTTATAGAAGAAAAAGGAATTAAAATATTTAATGTCGAATATTTGGAAGCATTAGACGGAATATTCATAATTGATAAGTAAAGAGGTGGAAAAATGCCTTACAATTCAATAAAATATTTGCCAGAAAATACAAATAACTTGCCTCCAAAAGCAAAAGAAATATGGATGGCTGCTTTTAATTCAGATTATTCAAAAAATAAAGATGAAGAATCTGCTATTAAAATTGCTTGGAGTGCAGTTAGCAATGCTGGTTATAAAAAAGAAAATGATCAATGGATTAAAGCCGACGAATTAGAATTAATACATTATTTTACTAAATTATCTTTGTCTGAAACTAATTCAGACATTGAAATCATGAGGACAGGCTCCTGGAGCCATCCAAAATATGGAAACTTTACGATAACTGAAGATAATTTAAATGGATTTATAAGAAGTTTTCAAGAAAATGTAAGAGGTATCGAAATTGCAATAGACCTTGAACATGGCGAAACTAGCCACAAAGGCGCAGCTATTGGATGGATTAAGGGCTTAAAAAAAGACAATGAAAAATTGTTAGCAGAAATTGAATGGACAGATTTAGGCAAAAATATGGTACAATCTAAACAGTATAAATATTTTAGTCCTGAATTCGTATTTCAATATACGGACTTAGAAACTAATAAAAAGTTTAATGATGTCCTGATGGGGGGATCATTAACTAATAAACCATTTATCAAAAAAATGGCACCCGTACTATTATCGGAAGAAGTGTACAAGGAGACACTTACAGGTATTGCGCCGTTTAAACCTATTAAGGAGGATGACGTAATGAAATTTAATGAAAATATCCTGAAAGCATTGAAGTTAGACGAAAATGCTACAGAAGATCAGGTAAATGCTGCCGTTGAAAAACAGCTTGAAGACTTGAAAAAGTTGTCAGAAGACAACAAAGATTTAATTAAAAATTCAAAAAAAATAAAAGAAAAAAATGATGAATTAACAAGAAAATTAAGTGAATCTGAAAATAAAAAAAATGACTTAGATCAAACAAATATAAAATTATCTGAAAGAATTCTAAATATCGAAAATAAATTAGCTGAAAAAGATTGGGAAATTATAGCTGAAAAGAAATTAAGTGAAGGTGTAATGACTCCGGCTATGACAGAAAAATTTAAAACTGCGTATCTAAAGGACAAAGAAGGAACTATAGCTCTTATGGAAACGTTACAGCCGGTTGTTAGTTTAGGCGAAAGAGGATCCAGCAAAGGAGACAATGAGGTAGGTAGTAGCGCGGCAGAAAAATTTAATGCAACGGTAATAAAATGTATGGAAGAAAATAAGATAAATGATTATTCGCAAGCCATGCAAAAGGTGACAAAGGAAAACCCTGAACTATTTAATGCGTACAGAAATGAAAGGAGGGGATTATAATGGCAGTACATGGCGAAAAAAGCGTTTTGAGTTTGACGTTTGAGGCGGCAGAAGATTTGTCAACAGCTGGACAGTATAGATTTGTAAATCTTGCTAGTGACACAACTTGTGAATTGTGTGATTCTGCTGAAGCAGCTGTAGGAGTATTACAAAATAATCCTGAGAGCGGAAGAGCTGCGAATGTTATGGTAATGGGTGTTACCAATTTAGTAGCAGGCGGAACCATTACAAGACTTGCAAAACTAACTCCTGACGCTAGTGGCGATGCGGTTGCTACTACGAGTGATGATGCTGAATATTCTGCAATTGCATTAGAAGCAGCAGTTGATGGCGATGTATTTAGCGCTTTGCTTTGCATTGGTGGATCATTATCAGGATCCACCGACGATTAATAATTTTTAAATAAAAGGAAGTGAGACTATGAGACCAACTCCGTCTGATGCACATATAGATATACCTTTGTCAAATATTTCTGTTATGTACAGAAACATGGACTACATTGGTGATACAGTAGCACCGCTAGTAGAAGTAATGAATGAGTCAAACAAATATTATATTTTTAGCAAAGCTGACTCACTGAGAAGTACGGCACAAAAAAGAGCAGCCGGAACAGCTTCTAAAAGGCATGGATTTGCACTTAGTAATGACACGTACTTTTGCGAAGAAGTTTCTGATGCAACTGAATTGCCAGACGAAACAAAGCAAAATGCCGATGCGGTATTGCGCATGGAAACAAATAAGGTAAATTTTGTGACAGATAAAGTTTTATTGAGATTTGAGCAAGATGTTGCAAGTACGTTAACAACTAGCGCAAACTGGGGATCTAATTATTCAACTCCAAATGTGCTGTGGGATGATTACGAAAATTCTGATCCTATAGATGATATAGAAACAGCTATTTCAACAATAGAAGATAGCACGCCTAACAAAGTCAACAAGATGGTTATTTCAAAAAATGTATGGAAAAAGTTAAAACATCATCCTCAGCTTTTAGAACGAATGAGTTCAAATGATGTAAAATCTGCAACCTTAGATCTTTTGAAATCTATTTTTAACATTCAAGACATTTCTATTGGCAGTACAACAATTAATACTGCTAATTTAGGTCAGACAGCAAGTTATTCTAATGTTTGGTCTGACGATGTATGGCTTGGATATGTTGCTCCTACTCCAGGATTGGAAATACCTACGGCTTTATACACTTTTGTGTGGCCAGATCAAGGTCAAATTAGGGGAGTAAGGACTTGGAGAGATGAAGATATTCATTCAGATGTTTACGAAGCGTTCATGAGATATGATGTTAAAGTTGTGGGATCTGATTTAGGATATTTACTTGAAGGATGCATCAGTTAGGTTCGTTTGCCGGCAAAAGGTATTCGATACATTAACTTAATCCAGGATTTTTTTTATGATCCTGAGACTTTTCCATAAAGGAGCGTAATACAAATTATGGATAATTTTATAGGTTACTTTAGAAAGGTAACTACAAATAGGCTCAAAGTAAACAATCAGTTAGAAATTGGAAACAAGGCCATATTTGCTGGAACAGGCACAACATATTATGTTGATTCTGACGCCAGTAACGCTGCTGATACAAATAGCGGCCGATCATGGGCTAGACCTTTGG